GTCGTGCTTTGACCGAAGCCGACACCACTGGCGGTGCTATGGGTTACAAAAAAGGCGGTAAGGTAAAGGCCAAAGCCAAATCCAAAAAGATGGCGTCTGGCGGTTCAACAAGTTCTGCTTCCAAACGCGCTGATGGAATTGCCACCAAAGGCAAGACCAAGTGCAAAATGTATTGAGGTGAATCATGCCTGAAATGATGACCAACGAAGAAATGAAGCGCCGCTACAAACCGCGTCGTCCTGGAACGACACTGGAAGACGTAGTTACGCCTGAAGAACGACAGCGTCGTGCCCAAGATGTTCAACAGGCCAAAGACATCATGGAACAGCCAAAAATTGATGAAACATATATGAAGTCGTTAACCGCCACTGAGCCGGATAAAAAGGCTGGTGGTGGTATGACCGCTTCAGCTCGCGCTGATGGCATTGCTCAACGTGGCAAAACTCGCGGCACTATGGTTGCCTGCGGTGGTGGATACATGAAAGGCGGCAAGTGAATCCCGGTGGGGCCATCCCTGTCGGGGCATATATGCCTCAAGCCCCCTCATCTGCGGGGCCGTTTGACCGTACCCAAAATACCAGCGAGGTACTGGACGGTATGCAACAGACCAACAGCCCTGTTCTGAAAATGAAGAAGGGTGGGTATGTAAAAGCCGCCGATGGAATTGCTCAAAAAGGCAAGACTAGGGGGAAATACCTATGATGGCCAGTCGCGGAATGGGGGCTATTCGCTCCAGCAAAATGCCAAAGAAAAAGGTCATTCATCGTACGGATGACCCTAACGACGTTGATATGTACGCCGCTGGGGGCAAGACAAAGTCCAAAGTCAACGAGGCTGGGGTTTATACCAAGCCTGGAATGAGGAAGTCACTGTTTGAGTCAATCAAGTCTCGGGCAGTTCAAGGCACTGCGGCAGGTCAGTGGTCAGCCCGTAAGGCGCAACTGTTGGCCAAACAGTACAAGGCAAGGGGCGGGGGCTACAAGTGAAAAACCCTCAGCAGTCGCTCAAAGACTGGACGGCACAAAAGTGGCGTACCAAGTCTGGTAAACCGTCCTCCAAGACGGGTGAGCGTTATTTGCCCGAGGCGGCTATCAAAGCCCTTTCTTCATCCGAATATGCCGCCACAACCCGTGCTAAACGGGCTGGCAAAAAGGCGGGAAAACAATTTGTTTCCCAACCAAAAAAGATTGCACAAAAAACCGCGAGGTATCGATAATGGCAACTAAATGGATTCAGAAGGCAATAAAGAAACCTGGCGCGTTAAGGTCAGCACTTGGCGCGAAACCGGGGAAACCTATTCCCGCCGCAAAATTGGCCAAAGCTGCCAAGGCACCCGGCAAGATGGGCCAGCGTGCTCGGCTTGCCCAGACCCTAAAGAAACTGGGAAAATAAATGGCTACCACCCCCAAAACCTCCGGCGTATCTTCCTTCGATCTCGATTTGAATGAGCTCGTTGAGGAGGCGTTTGAGCGTGCGGGGCGTGAACTCCGCACTGGTTACGATCTGCGTACCGCACGTCGTAGCCTCAACATCATGTTTGCTGATTGGGCCAACCGTGGCATCAATATGTGGACGATTGAGCCGGGCACTATTGACTTGGTGCAGGGCCAAAACACCTACGCTTTACCGGGTGACACAGTTGATCTGTTAGAGCATGTGATCCGTACAGGCGCAAATGTGGCGGCAACTCAGGCCGATTTGACCATCACGCGTATTAGTGTTTCTACGTACGCCACCCTACCAAACAAACTACAACAGGCTCGCCCTATTCAAGTTTGGATTCAACGATACAACAACCAGATCACGCCAACTGGGTTGACTTTGAGCGGCACTATTACCGCTTCAGCTACGCAACTTACGTTGAGTTCTGTGGTTGGCCTTCCGGCAACAGGTTTCATTAAGCTCGACAACGAAATCATCAACTACGGATACATATCAGGGAATACCCTGTATAACTGCTTCCGTGGCCAGCAAAACACCACTGCGGCGTCTCATACGAACGGAGCAACTGTTTATTGGGCGCAATTGCCCGCTATCACGGTCTGGCCAACTCCTGATGCCGCTCAATCCTATCAATTTGTTTACTGGCGTTTGCGCCGTACGCAAGATGCAGGTGGTGGCGTGAATGTGGCTGATGTCCCGTTCCGTTTTATCCCTTGTTTGGCGGCTGGTCTGGCCTATTACATCGCTGGAAAAATCCCAGAGGGCATGGATAAACTGCCCATCTTGAAGGCTCAGTACGATGAGGCATGGCAGTTAGCCGCTGATGAAGACCGGGAAAAAGCTGCCGTTCGGTTTGTACCTCGTCAACAGTTCATTGGGAGCACTTACTGATGGGCAATAGGTTTGCCAGCGGTAAATATGCAATTGCTCAGTGTGACCGCTGTGACGGTCGGTATTTGCTCAAACAATTGCGCCGTGAAGTCATCAAGACCAAAAACTACGAGTTATTGGTCTGCCCGGAATGTTGGGACCCTGATCAGCCTCAGTTGCAGTTGGGTATGTATCCTGTGGATGACCCGCAAGGTTTGCGTAACCCCCGCCCGGATCGCAGCTATGTGACCTCTGGTTTGTCAGGTTTGCAGTTGGTGGATACGACCAGCCCAAACCCAAATGCCCAAGGTACGTTGGAAGGTGGTAGCCGAGTCATCCAGTGGGGTTGGAACCCTGTGGGTGGTTCTTCATTTTTCACAGCAATTGAGACCCCAAACAACTTGGTTTTGACCATAAATTTGGGTACAGTAACGGTAGCAACGACGTAAGGAGTCGAAGATGGACAAAAAGGAAGTTAAGGCAATCGCTGATAAAGAAGTGAAAGCCCATGAAAAGCGGATGCACAAAGGCATGAAAAAGGGCGGCGTGACCGGTGAAGCCATGCGTAAGTATGGCCGTAATCTGGCTCGTGCTATGAATCAACGCGGTTCTTCACGCGGAGGCTAAGATGCCCAAACTCGTACCCCCAACAACCAAGAACAGCCCAGCAGTTGTGACGGGTAAAAACCGTGACAACAAACCCGCTGAAGCATACGCCAGTCGGGCTAAAGAAGGTCTTGTTCAAAAACCTATTCAGACCATCAACGATCTGAATCCTTCCGCTGGTGGCGTGAGCAAGGGTAACACCAAGCCCATCAAAACCGACGGTATCAAGATTCGCGGCACAGGTGCTGCTACTAAAGGTGTGATGGCAAGAGGCCCGATGGCATGAATTACACCCAGTTGTCAAATGCGATTCAGGCATACACCGAAAACACGGAGTCAAACTTCGTGGCGGAGATTCCTGTCTTTGTTCAACAGGCTGAACAGCGCATCTACAACTCAATTCAGTTTCCGTCATTGCGTAAAAACATGACGGGCGTCACACAAACCAACAACAAATATTTGTCGTGCCCCGATGACTTTCTTGCTGTCTATTCTTTGGCTGTAATTGATGGCACGGGCTCCTACGAATATCTGTTGAACAAAGATGTGAACTTCATTCGTCAAGCGTATCCGCAACCAACTGACACTGGGCTACCTCGCTACTATGCGCTGTTCGGTCCAACTATTGCGGGCAGCACAATAACGAATGAATTGACTTTCATTCTTGGTCCTACACCTGACGCCAACTATAGCGTTGAACTGCATTTCTACTATTACCCCGAGTCTATTGTGACTGCTAATACATCATGGCTTGGTGACAACTTTGACTCTGTGTTGTTGTATGGTTCGCTGGTTGAGGCTTACACCTACATGAAGGGTGAGAACGATATGATGGCGTTGTACAACCAGAAGTTTATGGAAGCTCTTGCGTTGGCTAAACGTCTTGGCGATGGCATGGAGCGTCAGGATGCCTACAGAAGCGGTCAGTTCCGCCAGCAGGTGACATGAGATGGCGTTCACAGGAAATTATTCTTGCAACACTCTGCGTTCTGGGTTGGCCAGTGGGTCAATCAATTTCAACACAGATGTGTTCAAGCTCGCCCTGTACACCAACGCAGCGACGTTGAATGCGGCCACCACTGCATATACAACCGACGGAGAAGCCTCTGGTGGTGATTATGTAGCTGGTGGTCAGGTTGTTACTGCAACTGTTGGCACTTCCGCTAGCACTACGGGTAGCACTGTGTTTGTTGATTTTTCGTCTCCCGCCTGGACTGGTTCAATTACAGCCCGTGGCGCGTTGATCTACAAGCAATCAGACAACACAGCTATTTGTGTCTTGGACTTTGGAAACGACAAAACATCTTCATCCACGTTCACTGTGCAAATGCCAGCGAACACTTCAACTTCTGCACTTATAAGGATAGTCTGATGGCACTGATCACCACGACCAAAGGCGACATGGACGAATCCCTGCTTGAGAAAAAAGAGGGTTCGCTTGATAACGACAACGAGTACACGACTTGGGTTGAGTACTGGCATGAAGGCGAACTTGTCCACCGTTCGGTGCATGTTCAATTGAAACAAAACGTTTTGGCGGATGGGATTGCCGCCATGCTTGGTTAATAAGGGGTAAGAAATGGCAAACACTCAAGCGATGACGACTTCGTTTAAGAACGAAATCCTTCAGGCATATCACAACTTTGGCACCACTGTGACTCGCGCCGGTACTGGCGCTGACACGTTCAAGGCCGCTTTGTATTACGCAACCGCCTCACTTGGCGCGGGTACCACCGCGTACTCTGCTACTGGCGAAGTGACGGGCACAAACTACACAGCAGGCGGTATAACTGTGACCAACGCAACGGCTCCTACCACAAGCGGTACTACCGCCTACTGGACACCATCGGCCAGTTTGGTTTACACCAACGTGACCATCTCAACCGCGTTTGACACGGTGCTGATCTACAACAGCACCCAGAGCAACCGTGCTGTGAGCGTCCACACGTTTGGTTCGCAGACTGTGACTGCTGGTACATTTACCCTGACAATGCCTACCAACGCCGCTGGTACCGCGCTGTTGAACATCGCATAAGGGTAGCGCATGGCGCTCGTACTTGCTGATCGCGTCCAAGAGACGACAACAACTTCAGGCACTGGCACGATAACTCTTGCCGGTGCTGTTGCGGGCTTTCAGTCTTTCTCTGTAGTTGGTAACGGGAACACCACCTATTACACAATTGTCAATGGAAACAACTGGGAAGTAGGGATTGGCACGTACACATCTGCTGGTACAACGCTTGCCAGAACGACTATTCTGTCTTCGTCAAATGCTGGTAGCGCCATTACTCTTTCTGGCACATCCAACGTATTTATCACAGCGCCGTCTAGCAGAACAACGATGCGGGATGGATCAAACGTCCTCACGCTACAGGCCGGTACAACAACAGCGGCTCCGTTGGCTTTTCAGTCTGGTACAAACCTTACCTCGGCCACAGCCGGGTCAATGGAGTATGACGGACGGGTTCCGTATTTCACCCCACAAGGCACACAGCGTGGGGTTATTCCGGGCGTACAGATGTATGTGTTTAACAGCACCTACGCACTTTCTTCGGCAAGCACAAGTCCGCAAGCATGGGTAAACGGATTAAGTTGTACATTGTCGTCAAACACAACTTATGCATTTCAGGCATTTATTCCGTTCATCAGGACTGGAACTGGAACCGTTATTGTTTCACATGGTTTTGGTGGTACAGCCACTTTAACTGGAATCACGTATTATCTTTATCGCTACTACGCCAGCACTTCAGGGTTTACCGCTGTAAACAACTCTGGCAGTTTTGCATCGTTAAACTTTATTGCCACTGCGGCAGATACAACCACAATGACTGGTTCTTCCACAAACCCAACGTATCAATGGTTGCAAATGGATGGTCACGTTGTAGTTAACGCTGGAGGCACGTTTACTCCAACTTTAACCACATCGGCCACTGGTTCAACAAACACAATTCAAGTCGGCGCTTATTTCAGAATTTACCCTGTTGGTGCTGGTGGCGCTAGTAACGTCAGTGTTGGAACATGGGCGTAAGCCATGTTTGGCATATCAGCGTTCTCGCAAACAGCATTCGGGGCGCTACCGGGTGTTGCTGGTGATGTAACTGTTGCGGTTACAGGGGTTTCCTCGGGGTACGCTTGGGGCAACTCAACTTGGGGTAGTGGCGTATGGGGCGGTGCAATAAGCCCTGTAGGTACAGTTTCTCCAAATATTTCTGTATCAATATCTGGTGTTACTGCCACAGGCTCGGTTAATAGTGTTCAGGCAAGCCCGCCGTTATCTGGTGTTGTGGCGACTGGAACGGTTGGCACGGTAACTCCAGACATTTCTGTTGCCATTTCCGGGGTCAGTGCCACAGGTTCTGTCGGGTCTGTAACCGTCTCCGAATCCCAATCTGTGACGGGTGTAACGGCCACAGGTTCCTTGGGTACTGTTGCCCCATCTGCAAGCGTTGCGCTATCTGGGTTGACTGCTGTAGGTTCTGTTGGTAGCGTATCTGTCGGTGGTGTTTCTATTGCCTTGACGGGCGTAACGGCCAACGGTTCTGTCGGAACGGTAACTCCTGCTGAATCAGAAGGCGGTGCGGGGGTAACGGCAACAGGATCAGTTGGTACTGTTTCTAGTAATATAGTAGTCAGTATATCTGGTGTTACTGCTACAGGTTCCGTTGGTGGCGTTACTTATAGCCCGTCCATAACGGCTATAACAGCCACTGGATCAGTTGGTAATGCTACTCCTAGCGTAACAGTTTCACTGTCTGGCGTTACCGGAACAGGCAGTGTTGGATCGGTTGGATTCAACAAGATTGTTCCAGTTTCTGGATTAACCGCTACGGGTTCCGCTGGGAATGTGATTGGGGACAGGCTGGTGGCAATTACCGGCTGTACCGCCTTGGGTTCTGTTGGCAATATGGGCGTCTTTTATTGGAGCCTGATTGATGACAACCAGAGCGCAAACTGGCAGAATATCGACAACTCGCAGACTGGCGGGTGGGTTTTGGTCGATGATGCCGAAGTGGCTGATTGGGAACTGATTCCCACCGAATAAGGAGTCTTGAATGGCAACATCTTACACATCGTTTTTGGGTCTGGCACTGCCAGCCACTGGCGAACTTAACGGCACTTGGGGTGACGTTGTTGACAACTACCTCACAACGTTTGTCGATTCCGCCGTAGCGGGAGCGCAGACTATTAGCGGAACCCAAACTGCGGTGACGCTATCCATAACAAACGGCACTGCACTTACTCAAGCAGGCGCGGCAGGGACAACAGGTTCATCGCAGTATCAGATCATCAACTGCACGGGCAATCCGGCAGGAACGCTGACCATTACGGCTCCAGCGTCAAGCAAAACATACATCATCATTAACGGCACATCTACAAGTCAGTCTGTGAAAATTGTGGGTGCTGGGCCGACTACAGGTGTGACGGTGGCGTCTGGTCAACGGGCCTTGGTGGCTTGGAACGGCTCTGACTTTGTGCAAGTTGGCGCATCGGCTGGTGGATCGACCACGCAAGTTCAGTACAACAGTAGTGGTGCATTGGCTGGTTCAGCCAATATGAC